TCAGACCCGAATCACCACAGTCAAATCGCTTCCGGGAACTGTCTCGCCCACACTCGTTATGTCGAGGCTTAGAAGACTCCCTGTTGTCAATACGGGTAATAGCAGACCGCGGACAACGTTCGAGATTGTCGAACTGGCAGGAATGGAGAGCGAACAAAGTAGCGTCCCGCTAAGGTTTATATTCAATCCGATCGTAGAATCCGAAGCCGGGGTTTTGACAATTGCGAAAATGTCCCGGATCGCATGCGGCCCTTCCACGGAAATATCGGGGGCGGCGCCACTCTGAACGGCTAGAAAGCCAGCCACCTGGAAGGAATATTGTCCGCCTGAAAGAGTTCGAAGCCCATTGTCGATGGAGTCTGTAAATGCTCCCGATGCGGTTGGACTATTGCCTTGGGAGTTTGTTACGAAGCACTCCATCGAGGCGATTCTGACGTTAGGAAATGGCAGCGAATAATTCCAGTCCCCGCTCGCAGGGCTGCCGAAAAAGTTCTTAATAAAAGGAACGATCAGGACCTGGGACGAGAGCAAATAGAAAAGCGTTCCAGCCGCGTGGTCGTCAGCTGTGGTGCCATGCAAGCCGCGGTTAACTTGAAGCGTAAGTCCGTCAGTGGAGACGGCTGTTACCTGTAGGATCTCTTCATCCAACTGGAAGTATGAGTTCTCCGCTGCCGGAGAAGCCGCAGCTAATGTCACGGACGTGTCGCTACTGGCGCATGCGCCGGAGAGTGCGATGGTCGGTGGCTCTAATAGCTCGTCGTAGTAATGAAACGTGTAAGTCGCAGCCGAAATCGTGGTGGTGTTGGCAAGATCGACGAATCCAATTGCTCCAAGTTGAACTGTTCCCCCTTGCGTGGGTGAAAGTGACAGCCCAAATGTCGGAGCGGACGGTACCGCAGTGTCGCCAGTCGACTCGCCCGACGATCCGATTTGCCATCTGGTAAGCGGGCAGAGCTCATACGGGCATTCGATGTTATTGACATTGGCCGAACGGCCGGAAATTTCAATCGTTGCGCCAGGCTGGTTAGGAACAGAGAACTGGACTTGGTTTGAAGTCGAAGTGGCTCCAAACTTGTAACTGGATTGTGAAATGGTAAAGAAGCTCGTCGTGTCCGGGAGGACGTCCCAGGGCGAATCGACGGTGACACTTGTGGCGTCGTTGGCGATAATGGAACGCTCCTGTGCAACTCCCGTGCCGCGGGTGATTCGAACCGTAGCTCCACGGTATTCGTTGGTTGTCATCGCAAGCGTGCTGTTCGCGACAGAGGTTGACGTGTGAGTTGTAACGTGCGCCTCTGGTTGAAGTTCCAGCCTCCAATAGAAATTGGCATGGTCATAATTCGGGTCGGGCGGTACAACCGCCTCCGCCGCCAAGCCGGTATCGGTGAACTGCGTGCTGAGCGCTACAGTCCCGGCAATCAGATTGAGTTGACTTGGATTGGGACCTCGATAGACCTGAAAAGTTGTTGCCGAACTCGGAAAACTCAAGCCCGTAAGAACAACACAGTTCGTTGAGGTACCGGCCGGAATTCCGGCCTGCACGACAAATGAAAGCGCCCCTTCGTTTCCAGATGAATCTAAGGAACTGATCGCGTAGTAGAGCACTTGTCCACCCGGCAGGCTTCCGCCAGTCGACTGCGTTGTCGCCGCGAGACTGACGATCGGTATCCCTGGCGCCGACGCCGGAATCGCCGCCGGAGCGACAAATGTAACGTTGGCCGCAACCGTTATAGTTCCGTCAGCAGCTTGGTTAGACGTCTCCTCGACATCAAACTGCAGGTTGCCGCTGTCATCAAGAATCGTTCCGGTTAGAGGACGCGGAAGCCCAATCCTGAATCCTGGCAAGAGTTGACCGCTTGCATTCGATCCACCATCATCGGAATACCAGGCGTCGTTATGGAGTTGAGCGGTAATCGTCACCTTCCGATAGTTCGCAGCAGGTGCAATTTTGAGAATACGAAAAGGCTGGCGCTGGAAGCCTTCTTTGACATAAGTGAGCGTGATGATGTCACCAGGGAAGAGCCCGAGGGCCTTGATGCTTGTCTGGAACTCAACGATCAAATTCCCCTGAACGCTCTTTTCGAGGTTGAATGTCAGGATGCGGGCTGCCTGGTCATAATTGGGTAGTCCCAAGGCGTAGAGACTCACTGCGATCTGCTGACCTGTTATCGAAACGTCATCGGCGTCCACCACGGAAAAGCTATCCTGCTGATATTGGTTAAAGGCATCCTGAAACTCAACGGAAAACTGGTTGGGGCAATCGGAGGAAGGTTTTGAGGTCAGCCGAACCGTGGAACTGCCATCGGCGTTGCGGAGGATCCCGGAGACTCCCGTTGAGCCATCGCCAAATTCGTAAGCCGGCCACCCACCGTTGAGTTGAGACGTCGCATTACTGGCACTCGAAAGCGTCGGTTGCTGTATAGCGATCGTGTTCTCAACCTTAACTTGAAGCAACCCACTGAATCCAAAATTGAAATACAATCGGGCAGTATTGCGAATTCCCCGGAGGACGTCTCCCAGGCTTCTTCGAGACTGCAGAACAAGGTTACACTGGAACCGCGGAATTGAGATGGGGTTATTGTTTGCATCTACAGTCTCAATCTGCTGGTCGCAATATGCCGCGGCGTTAGCAAACGATGCAAGATCGATCTGGCTAAGGTTCCATCCCGTCCGTAGAAGAACGTCAATGATGATCCAGCATGGGTTACTGGAAAAGATATTCGCGGCCAGACTCCCGTCGGAATTGAATGTTTGAACTTGTACGCCGTTGACCAGGACTTGTACGTCGGGCAGGGTCGTGCCGTCGTTGATTCGATTTGGGACGACAATTGCGAGATAGGCCATGCTGCCGTATGGGTCTCCCAGCGGATTGCTGCTGGAGTCGGTAAAGTTCAGATCGAAACCGCCATCTCGTGCGCCAAGAGATACTACGTTGTACCATCCAGTTCCCGTCATATTGGCACCGTTGATGCCGAGGGGAATTTCAATGTTGTTGACTAATACGGTATAGACACCGGTCATCGGGCCCATGCCCAGCAACACTTCCATACGAGTCAGATTTCCATCGTTACGAGCGAATACAATCTCGGGAGCAATCCAGGCAGTTCCGTAGATCAACGGTACAAAGTCGTTGTATCGGGCCTCGTTAACGCTCACCGCGGAGAGCTGTGAGCCGCTCCCACCGGCCGATCGCACTGTTATGGTCGATGGAACGAATTCAATGCCACTGAAGCGTGACGTGAGATTGCCGCGCGAATCTTTGCTGAACATGCCGCGGGCTTCGCAGTCTGACCGCACGTAAGTGCAGGATGTAAATGCAGTACCGCCGTTGAGATTTCCGCAGCCTCCCGAGACGTCCGCCGAATATCCGCAAGCATAGTATCTTGAGAACCTTCCGGCGGAGCCACCGTCAACCGCCTCAGTCCGTTGGTCTAATGTAGCCGGGAACGTCCAGGCACAACGTCTTTGAATTTGGACCGGAGGGAGGAATACCCGTTGAGAAGACAGCCGATTCATCGCGCTGACTCGGAAGGAGGTCTCCGTAACCAACTCAGCCGCGTTCATCACTCCCTGAAAAACAACTTTGGAGTCGGTTGTGGGGTTGCCGCTGGCGAGATCGATGAAGATGAAAGTTGCGGTGAGGGACGCGCCCTTGAAGCCAACGCTCCTCTCCAACTCGGAGAAGTGTGAGTCTGCGTTTGCCAATTCAAGAACAAGCTTTGGCATGGAATCGACGCCTTGATCAGACGCGGTCTGCGACTCTAAAAGATTGTGCTTGGCAACCCTGGCGGCATATTCAGTAGTACCCACAGTGAGCGTTTGGGTACTCCAATGTTCCTGAGTGCCGTCGGTCAACGTGCAGTCAAAGACTAAGAAAGGGGAATCAGTGACTGAGAGTTCTTTGTTTTGAAATACGGTATTCATTGAGTTCCTACTTGCTCTCCACTAAAGCGAGATTCTGCTATACAGCCCAACGTGGCATCGATTGCTGTTAGGGCCGTCAGTCGTGAATGCCAGAGAATCTGAATCGAAGCGGGTTGCGGTGTAGACACCGCTCTGATCGAGTGTCCGCACATACGTGGACGGGGCCGGCTGAGCTTCCACTTGCATTCCAAAGAGATCCACTTGTGCACCGGCCGGAAGGGTGACGCTAAATGTGGAGGTTTCACTACCTGCACTTGCAATGGTTGCCAGGACGGCTCGTTGCCAGGAGCTAGTCACGGAGAAAACTTCCGTTGCGGATCCCCGCGCTAAGGTTATCGCTAGTGGCGTAGTGCTCCTGACATAGAAGCTGAAAGAGCAAAGATAGGAACTCGGAACGGAGATCGATTGCGCAAGCGCCAGGCTGGCTGTGCCGTTGTTAGCTACAGTAATCGCGCGTTGCGTGCCCAGCGGGTCGTTAGCCCCAACGTGGCATGCCATAAGAGAACTCATTTCCCACGCAGGTTGCGTGAAGTCTTCACTCCATGTGAGCAGATTGCCCGTTGGATCTAGGAAGGTGAACGTTTGCAGGCGTCCGGAAACACTTACGAAAAAGGCCTGCAAAGACTCAGCCTCCGTATCTGTCAGTCCGGAGTAGCCGAGTTTCCACTGAACTGCCGCTGAGTTAGGGTCTTCTAAGACAACGCGGGACCCATCTTCCAAAGTATTCGAAATTGTACGGTATATCAGTGTCTTCTCGAACGGGAATTGGCAGACAGCGCCATTTGCGAATTGCGGATAGATGGTCATATTGTCGTTAAGCTCTCCCTTCTTGGATCAAGATTGTCAAACCTGTGTTCAGCTCGCCGTCGATCTCTTCCCTAAGGACATCGCTGGATATGAAGCAGTTCGGGTGCGAGGTGCCAGTCGAGGGGTCAGTGAACTGAAATGTCTCGAATGACCCGCTCGCCGCCACGAAGAAGGCTTCGATTGATTTCATCTCCGCCTCGTCAAGAAGCTCAAGCTGGATCTTCCACTTCCGCAGAGGTCCCGGCGAAGTCAAGTAACGTTGTTCGTCACCAGCGAGAAACTGAAGTACGTCCGTAGCGCCACTCTGGGTGACTTCAAATGGATATTGGACCGCTGAACCCGTCTTTAGTATTGGAAAGGCTAACATTTTGTTCTCTGATTTCCGCGAGATGAAGTCGCATCCGTTGCTTGTTGTGTTGCCAGACGTTCCTTTTCTACCAGTTGCGCCAGCAAGAGGAATGCGTCAACATCCTTGGCCGGTGTATCGTACCCGATTCCAAGCCCGAGCACCCTATGAATCACGAAGCCCTCAATCCAGGCAAGGCTCTGAGAGTCGAGAAGTGGTTTCGGACAGACAGTGGTATGGACATCGCGTCTCAGCCAGACAGGGCGGGAACCCGCGGAACCGTCCAGGCCCATCCAGCCACACCCTCGCTTGCTTTCTAAGCCTCCCTTTCGGCAGGAGTCGCAACGCCAAGGAGCCGGATTCGAAAGATTGAAGTGGAACGCCAGCGTTAAGTTTTTTTTTCTGTGTCGCTCAGTCCGCACACTGATTTGACAGCGGCGAGTGCCTCCAGGAACAATTCCTCCGGACCCAGAGCCGAAAGAGTTTGCGGTGTAGCCGCTTCCCCGTCAATCAGGATGCCTTCGATTTCCCGCAAGCCCCACCGGACGTATATCCGGTCAACTTCAGCCGCCAAGAGACCGACCTTCATTTTGTCCTCATCTCTCGCCGCCGCATGAAATTCAAACTTGGCGGAGACCTCTCTGACGGCCTTCATCAATTCAAGACGCCGGCCAAATGACATGCGATCCACCACAAAAGTGACGCCCTCGAACAGAGTTGAGTCAATTCGCGCACTACTCGCATAACTGGCGCTCATGCAAAGGCCACCGCAATTTCGTCATCACAGGTTCCTTGAGCCTGAGATTTCTGAAACCTCCACTGCAACCTGGTTTCAGTATCGTCAAACTGGGGCATTTCTGGTACCACGCTCTTGAGGTAAACCCCAAACAGTTGGCCTTGAGCTTGTCCTAATTGAATCATTACGCTTATAGGCGACCGCTGGCGTGCAGCCTGATAAAGGCCCGCAGTTGCAACATCGTCTTTTTCAAACAGAGACAAGTCTAAGAAGACGCTCCGGTCTCCCGGCGCTACAGCTAAAGGTGTCGCCGATCCAAATTCCCGAGTGCGAGTATCCAGGTTATTGCTCAGTTTAAGCGACGCCGCGGTAACGGTTTGAAATTGTTGCGGGCTGGCGCCTATCCACGCCTGCCCGAGATTCCCAGGGATGACTGAAAGGTCGAACGTGGCAAGAACTGGTTCAGCGGGAAAGGAACTCATGCCCCCCTGGCCAGTAGAAAAGCTACTGCTGTCCAAAATGTCCTTCGCTGTTCCTTCGAACTCGAACTCCTGGTAGTCACTATTCACAGTCACCGACATCTTGTTGACTGCGGCGCCAATGAGTACGCGTTGCAAAGCGGTAGAAGGGCTCCAGTAGTCGAAAATACTGACCGAGGGTAATGCCGTTGCAGGGCGGTAAGTGATGGTGGGAGCGAGTTGTGAACCGGATGGCGGAGCCGTTGTGAAAGGTGCATTCAGGATTATGTCTGACGCATCCGGGACACTGGCTACAAACCGGATTTCACCGTTGTAGCTCACTCCTTGATTCGTGACGAGTCCGTGCGGAGCGGAGAAGCCCACCTGCGTACCATTGGATACGCTTGATACTGTGCCGCCGGCGGAATTCAACGGAGCAGCACCCAAAGCAGCTTGTACGAGCGCGCCCTGACCCGGTTGGCTGCTACCGCTGACCCATGAACCCATATACGTCTTGATCGAGAACGAGGACTTTAGCCGCGCGCCCGCCGGGGCTCCCGCGAATGTACGGCTGCCCGTCTTGTCTTTGCGTGGCGTCAAATCCAATTCCTGTTGCGCAGTTAGTTTCACTGCGGAAAACCGATTCGTAGCTCCGACCGATGGGGCGAGGCCATAGGCCGACTCAACACCGCAATAGAAGCGGTTATTATTTGATGAAATGTACGATGACATATTTGGCTCCTGGGAAAATTCCTACTGGCTTACTTGAACTTCAAAAGCTATTTTGGCGATTTGAATAAAATTCTTGCCGCCGTGGCGGACAGTTCCATACGAAACTTCATAAGTGCCGGTGTAAAAAGCACCGTCCTGCCAACTCCCCCTGGCGCCGTCTAATACCTTGCAAGCGGCGTCCACGATTTGGTCCAGAGACTGCTCGATTCCTTCGATTCGGTCCTGAGAGCATCTGATTTCGATCACCAGGCGAGCGTCACCAGAGAAGCGCGCAAACTTTTCCTTTAGCGTGTTGTTGAGTCTTTCGCAGTAAATATAGACTGCCGGATATTTGACCTGCGTGCTTCGCTCAACTAGGTCCGGGGCCGCGTTCTGGACCGTAACCAGGGTCCGGGACGTCTCCGATGCGCCGGCGCCTTCTAGATAGTTATCGAGACCGGCGGCTGCCGTCAGCAACCCAAGCAAATAGCCTGTAACGGAAGAACTAATGTTTCCCATATCATCCTCTCTGGAGAAGCCTTGGGAGAGCGCGGACCAAATTGGGGCGTTGACCGTCGCCCGGTGAGCGCTTACTAGAACCGGGAGATGAAGGGTAAAACGTCCAGGAGTCGCTCGGTGGCAACGGCCTATCATTCTGCAGGTATACGCGGCTCGGGCTATCGCCGATATAGGCATTCCAGCCTTGAACGTTGATCGCTGCAACATTGATCTGAACACTCAGGGCATTGCCGGCAGGTAGTTCTAACGACTCTGTAGACGAGCAGGAACTCTCTTCTCCCTCCGCATTGATAGTGGTCACCGAAATGTAGAAAGTACCGCCAGACTCACTGGCTGGGACGAGAGTAAGCGTAGGTGCCTGTGGTCGCGGAAGTGGGTTAAGAACCAGACCGACACCCAAGCTTCGTAAGTGCTGCTTGGTGGCTTGTGCCAGAGACTGATATTCCTTCCATTTCGCCTGGTAACGATCGTTCAGTTGCGTGAAATATGCGTCTCTATAAACTGCTGCCAATGTTGCAAAGACATGCCAGGTCTTCAGTGATGGTGTAATCGCGACATGATCGATACGAAGCTTAGACTGTCCGTAGTAGAAAGAAGTGAAGGTGTGCTGGTCTTCAAACAAGATACTGAGTTCCGAAGAGACAGCTTCGTATGCCAATCTCAGTTTGATTCCCGCGTCAATCTGTTCTGTGCGGCACACGTCCGGTAGCCCTGAATCTTGATGAATCAAGTCTTGGATGTTTGAAGGCGGTCCATCAATAAATAGGGCCATTGTCGGCTTAGTCCTTTCGCTCCTGGAAGCCACCCTTTGCAGGCACGACGACGAATTGCATCCTGCTCACGGAGGCCGCCTGCTCGGCAGCTAAGCGAACCTCCTCGTTTCGGTTATGAAAGGAACTCGCTTCCTTTGCGTCGGCGACCCTTGCGCGGCCGTCGAGAATCTGTCTCGCTGCGGTTAGCCTAGCGACCTCAGTCATAACTCCCCCTCGTCCACCTTCGGGAGTCTCCAGGCTAATGATGACAACGAAAGGCCCTTCTAGTTGACTTTCTACTTCACGCAGCTTTTTGTAGTACGCTCTCAGATCCATATGTCCTCTCTAAAAGAAAAAGGATCGGCAGCCCGTTCGCCGCCGATCCTGAAAGCTCCAACCTTATTGAATGACTAACAAGTTACCTGGACGCCAAAGTTGTTGCGCAGAACGGCGGCGCCATAGAGCACATCCACTGTGAACTGCTGAGCCAGCGTGTTCGGCTGGTAGCTCATCGTGACCCGCATGCCAAAGTTACCCAGTTCGGCATACTCGGCAATAGCGCCAGTTCCCGGCAAAGGTTGCGGCAGGCGGCGGACCACCAGGCCGATGCCGTTCTTCGCGAATGCGAGATTGTGGGTGGCAACGGGCGACGAACCGGTAGAGGAGACGTACTGTGACCGGAAGACATAGAAATCTTTGATCTTTCCGATCGTTCCATCAACAAGCGTCTTTAGGCCTGCTTCTCCCGCCGTCTGATATTCACTGAAGCGAGGGATTTGCCGGAGTTGAGAATACGTATTCGCATCGACAACCAGATACTTAGGTTCGCTCGAAGGAAGTTTCGCCTCGAAGAGAGCGGTCTCGGCCGAATCGAGTAAGGCTTCGGTGATCGGAGTTCCAGGGGCGCCGAGCGGAGTATTTGCTGTGAAGCCCGCATACAAACCGAGGAGGTCGGATTCAATCCGTTCCGCGATCGCAACAACGGCCGGTTCCAAATAGACGCGAAGGAGGTCCGGTACAGCGAGGACTTTCGTAATGTCCGGAATCTGAAATGTCGCTTCGGCGTGAGTATTCAAGACAATCTGCGCATTGCCCAGATTTGGTGCCTGAGGTTGGACTGTTCCACCCTCAAGGATGTTATTGGCGACGAGTGTGGGTGGAATCGGAATGTTAACCGTGTCACCGGCTTGCGCCAGTGTCGGTTCATAGTCGCGATTCACTAGGTTACCCATGACGAGGTTCCCAACCAGGACGGGCAAAGCATCGGCCGCCACCAGTTTCACAATCGCGTTTGCTACATTTGCTGAAGTAATAATTGGCATGTTTGTATTTGTCTATCCTTATTTGTTCTGCAAGACGGCTGGCCTCTTGCTGGTACTACGTGATTCTTAACGACTGTGAAGCCACTCGCAGAATCTCCTGGCGAACCCGCTCTAACTCAGATTTGTCCATCGCAGGGCTGATCTTGTCGATGTCTATCCCTGATGGAGCGAGCGGTGCCTTATGGTTGCCTGTAATGCCGGATCCGCCACTAATTCTTGCTGGCAGGAATTCGGGATTGTCCGTCACAAATCCAGTGAGATATTCCTTCGCCGGAACCTCGCCACCTTCCGTCTTGGCCACCAGGCGGCCGTCTTCGGACCGAAAGATCGAGTCCTGAACAGCTTTGTAGGCGATATCGAGCTTTGTCACACCGAGTTGCTGTAGTTCCGAACGAATCGCCGAACTTCTCTCGGCTTCCTGTGCGAGCATCCGATTCTTCTTGCTCTCCGCAACAACTTCGTTCAGGCGCCGTTCGAGCTGTTCTCTCCGCCTGCGCTCTTCCTGTAGTTCGGCTTTATAGGCCGGCTCCTTCTTAGTCGTATCCTGGTGCATGTACTCCTGGACTGCCTTTTGGACAATCGATTCGATATCGACAGTCGAAGTTGTTCTTGATTCTTCCATCTGCTCTTCCTCCTTATTTCTCTTAAGCTAACGATGCGTCAATTTCAGCGGAAATCTGATTCTTGACTTCCTGCCTCACGTCACAGAGGTACTTCAGCGCAACGCGTTTATAAAGTTGCTTCTTGAATGTGCTGGATTCGATTCCGAGTCCTAATAGCGTCTTTGCGTTATCTAACTCCGTGCTGAAGTCACCAATGTCAAATTCATCTAAGCCTGAGATATCCACTGTCAACCCGTCTTGGCGAGCAATATTGATTGCTTCAAGTACCTGCCGAATAGAATCTTTAACGATGTCGCCATAGGCCTTGAGGATCTCCTGAGTCACGCTAAAGTCCCTCTGTTTGCTGATTCCAGACTGAAGTGTTGCCGCTTGACTTCCGGTGGCCTGGTTCATCTGATAGCAAACGCGGTAGATTTCATCTTTGAGCCGTGCCAGATTGTCCGAGGCAATTTGAAAGACATGTCCCTCCGGCTCTGTCCACCCGAATCGGTCGCCTGGGGCGAGTTGAATGTAGTAAGACTCGCCCACGATTTGGTTCCACTCGCGGTCCGAATATACCACCGGCGTGGCGAAGAGCCCCATCGTGAGCGCCCAGGCAAGTGCATTCGACTTGTTGAAGTGTTCCAACTGCAGTAATGCGGATTTATTCATCAGCCATAAGCCTTCGTTGACCTCCATCGTGAAGAGCGGCACCCGATGCTGATCGGCTAGACCGTGGAGTCCTTGGTAGACCAGAACGGGTGCGGCCTCACTACCATTCGGTCCACCTCCTTGCCGATAGACTCGAAAGGTTTCTCTGTCGTAGTAGAGCCAACGTGTTTCCCTGGTCCATTCCCGTTTGGTGGGGCTCGGCTGGCTCAGATGTGAAGTTCTGAGCACGACCCACTCAAATTGGCCGGTCACATCGTAGTTCCAATTAATCAGCTCTTGTGCGGAATATTCGCTCAGGTATGCCCTCGATTTACCGGTTGCATCCTCTTCTGCCCTCGTGCGCAGAGTGTCGGGAACTCTCGGAAAATCGATTGAGATGTAGCTCTTTCCGTAGACCAGCGTTTCTGCAAGTCGCCGGCGGAAGAACTCCACAAGGCCCGTCCCTTTCAAATCACAATTCCGGATGAATGTATTGAAGAATCCGATTCCTCGCTCATTCGGGCCGTCGAGTTGGATGATCGGTTCTCGGGTCATCAGGGTTGCTGAGAACCAATCGATGATCGAGCCGATATAATTCTCATAGAAGACACGGTCGAGGCGCTCAACGTATACTTCGTTTGGCTCTTTGTTTCTCCGTATCAGGTATTCGGACGCATGTTTTCGGAACTGTTCGCCTCCGGCATATAGGTCCGAATATTTTTTCCACACCGGGCGGTTCGCCGCGTAGTCGGGGTGCTCTTGGTTAATGTTGTGCAT